GAAGCCTCGTGTGAGAGGGACACGCCTCTCGTAACTTATCGCCGCAAAGATGATGGCGGTAAACACCATCGCCTCTACGGGAAAGCAGAGAGCTGAACCCATAGACGCGAACTTGGTCAACGGAATCACTCCGTGACCTCGAACATCAGCCTTCAGGCTCCTTGTGGCCTGGATCGCCTCGTTAAGACGAGGAAACCTAGAAAACAGGAGTCTTACATGCTGATTCAAGACCCGATCGGATGCTTCACTCAAATCGAGCGTAGCAAGATAGCCGTGCAGGCTACCTTCGCGAGCCAGGAACCGGTTTGGCTCCTGATGCACGAATCCGATGAAGTACTTCCCCAGATCCAGAAGCTTCTCGGCTTCATTCACGGGGGAATTCCGTACCATCCGACTTTCGGAGAGATCCTCCAGTCGGTTGACGAGTTGTTGCGAAAGGGCCTGCTGCATGTATTGCATGGCAGTGGGTTCCTCAGCAATAATTCGTGGGGTCTTGAGAGTCTTAGGGACGGCGACGACCTTTACGGGCGTCTCCTTCCCAGGCTCGAGAAACTGAACACGGTCAAGCTTATCGTGTTGACTAAGCATTGGCAGAGCGTAATCTCCGTAAGGAAAGACACGCTCGAGCCTCTGGGGCCAGACGACCAGATCGTACTTCGCGTTTCCGCGGAGTCGATCCGCCGTGGCCCCAGGACCGTGCCTGGGTACCAACCACTGCTCGTCTCTGACGCCGATGCCACAGGGTGGATCGACGACTTTGCCGATAGCCTTTTTGAGGCTATGAGGCAAGACGAAATCGACGAGGCCCAAGAAAGGGTCCGTCGACGCTGGGGTGGTCCGTCCAAATAGGTCATACTCTGGCCAGCTTTGGACGAGCTGACTACGGCCAAGGAGATCTCTCTCCACGTCCGCAAAAACGTCAGCAAACAGGAACATGGCTGCTTGTTGGAATCGGGGAAGGAATTCCTCGAAGCGACTGGTATCCATGTTTTTCAGTTCTTCCTCTACCTCGACATACCGCCGCATGGCGCGAGCAACCCTTGCATCACTGCAGGGGCGCTCGATCTTACCGAAAACCAGTGTTAACTGGCGAACGGCGTCGATGCAATCCACACTAGGTGTGTCGAGGAGCGTGCCATCTGAGTGAAAGATTTGACTAGTGTAACCCGACAGAAATGCCGGGAGCCCACCTCTCTTTTCAAAATTCTTGAAAAGATTGGCAGAGTCAATACGCCCCAGTTCAAGACTTCTCACGAAGTCCTTTTCGAACAGGGGGAGGGTTATCGTCAGAAACGATTCGCCCTCATCTCTCACTCGCATCGCGACTGTTTGTATGTCGCGATGGGCGCTGGTACCGCATCTTCTTGCCACATCTGTGGCAAGAACTCGCCACAGGGACATCAGGCTTTTCATGCGACCTCCTAAGAAGGGGGTGTAGCATCCTTAGCCCAATGCGCTCTGTTCAGGACTAGCTCTCGCCACCAAGAAGCTTGGTGACGTTCGCGCCTGAAGAGGCAGTGAGGAAGGCCGTGAGGCCGTCCGCCACCTGCTTCGCCTCTGTCACCGTGTACCCAGTTTCAGGTACTTCGACGACGAGGTAAGCCGCCATCTGTGCCTTGACGTTGACGCCCGCAAGAAGCGGGTCGGCAGCAATCTTGGCATGGTTAAGACGGATCAGGTGTCGGGTCTTCTTACCAGTCTTCTGGTGAGAGACCTGAAGCCCAACCAGTCCATCGTCCTTTGTGAAGGCACCAGAATTGGTGCCGGACGAAGTGCGCGGAAGGCTGTTAGCCACCGCGTTGATGGTGACTGACTGAGGGTCAGCGAACATTGAGCATCTCCTGTGTAGAGGGACTCCCAGAAAGGGAGCCATGGTTGAAAAATCACCAGGCTTCTGTACCTGGCAACCGAACGCTACGTTCGGGACAAGCCCAAAGCAGCGAGAATAGCGAGACGTCGGGGCGAAAGAGCTCCGATATCTACGCCGAACCCGTAAGGTGTCGCCGGCCGTCGTTGTTTGGTTTCAACGATGGACGTTCGCTTCTGCGGTTTTCCCTGGAGGAATCCAGTGTCAATCGTAGTCGCGACCGTATGGCACATGATGTAGCCATGGCGAATCACCAAGCCATCCTGTCCAATAGCACTGACGTTGTGAATAACATCGCCAGTGTTACTGAACCAATCGATGGCCCAGCTCCACGGTGCGAGGTTCCAAAGAACCTCTGGGGACAAGTCAAGCCCGTAAAGTTTACGGGCATAGCTTGCATAACGACGAAACTTGTCGTTAAAAGAACCGCCAACGGGTACGTAATAAACGTACTCGACCTCGAACCACGTCTTTTGGACGTAGCTCGATTCGCGGCCTCCCCCTGTGAAGAAGGTTCCACCAGGAGTAGTAGTGAAATTCACAGAGGTGAATTTTCTATCAGTCAAGGTGGGCCAATCATACCGTCTGTCAAGAGTCTTCCCAGACTCTTCCTGGTACTTACGAACAATGTCGTCAGCCCGGGTTGTAACGTCCGCAAAGGTGCGGACGGAACGGACAAGCGGTAACCAGCCAAACTCGACGTTGAGATACTCAGACCCAGCTGCTTTCGCAAGCTTGGTCTGATTCATCGCAGTCGTGCCTGGCAGGTGAGGAATACCTTCCCGCATAAGTTCGCCTAAGGCAGTTGCCATGTCGAACGCGGGATTGATAGGCATTGTACGCGCAATGGCAGTTGTGCCAAGCGCGTCCAATTGACTATCGGTGGGAATGGGAGGCACTCCGAGTGGAGTCACGGCAGAAGCCGGAGACGCCATGCGGACTGTGCCTTGCCAAAGGGGACTGCCGCCTCCAGTGAAAGTTTCAATGGAGACAGCAGCAGGCTCAAAATCTACAGTCTGACGACTGAGGAAAAAGGGCCCACCGCCGGACCAACGACCGCCAGGTAGGCGGGCGTGGGACCAGCTGTCTCGAGTTTCGAAGCTTTTGACTCCGAGGTCGAAATAGTCCCCCCAAGGTACAAAAACTGAAGACCTTTTACGACCGGCAACTAAGCCGTCGTACCAGGTCCGTGTTTTTGTATTCATTCCCACGGTATAGATCCTCTGATTCTGGACGGGACACACAAGAAATGCGTGCCAGCGTGGCGAGACCTCCTCAGGTCTCG